CCATGATGGTGATTGTTATGGGTTAGCCCCCAGTCAAGGCTGGACGGGCATGGCCACGAACAGGGTGAAAGTGATGGCGTTGCCGTACTTTCGGCCCTGCATACCCTCGTTGTCCGACTCGATCCAGCACTCGTAGAGCACCCCGTGTTCCGAGGCGGTGCCCCAGGCGGTCTTTAGGGATGCCGAGTCGGTAAGGGCGGCCTCGACTGTCTCGACCCGCTCCCGGTGGTCGGCCAGGGTCTCGTCGTCCGCCGAGGTGTAGACATAGACGGTCAGCCCCACCCGGTAGTTGCCGAAGTTGGCCGCCCCGAAGGAGGCCGGCTTGTCGGCGCTGGTGGCGTGGGCGATGACGATGGGGAGCACCCGCTCCTCGTCGGTGACACCCTTGTGGATGGCCACGCCGGTCAGCTTGGTTGCTAGGTAGGCGGCTACGCGGTCCTCTACGATGGATCGGATGGGGGTGCTCATGGCATTTCTTCGACTTTGTAAGATTGGGCCTCAAGTTCCAGCTTGCGGATGATTTCCTCAAGCCTTTGGGGGCTTCCGCCTGCGACCTTGTTGACCCTGGCGGCCACGGAAGCCCTCATGGCGTAGGCTCGGTAGTGGAAGGCGGACTTCCAAAGGGTAGTGCCGGCGCCGCGTCCCATTAGGAAGTGGATCCTGTTGGCCACGATGACGGTGGGCAAATTGCCCTTGGACTGGTCAACGGCGTATCCGCTGCCATGCTGGTTTTGGACAATCCACTTGGCTACGCGGGGCCTTCGCCCGAGCGAAATGGCGGCCTCCAGCCAGCCGGACTTTAGACGGCCAACCCTCTTGCTTGCCTCCTTGAGGTAGGCGGGAATCTTGGCCTCGGCGTTGTCGATGAAAAATGTTTTCTTGTTCTTCTCAACGTTCCAAGAGTAGTTCATCACGTCCGATCCGCCGCGAATACCGATGTGGGTGGTGCGGATGAACGTCTCGCCCTTGTTGACCCCCGAGAAGTCGTTGCCCTTCTTGGAGCCGCCGCCGTAGGTGGTCTTGAACTGCGCCCAGCCCTCGGTGTTGATGTCGCGGCGGCTGACCCCCGTGGTGCGCTTGTGGTGCCTCCAGCGGTCCTCGGCCCAGGCCACGAACACGGAGTAGCTGTCCTGCCCCGCAATGTCCTCGTAGGATGCCTTGTGGAGCGGTTTGAAGATGGATTGGACGTCCCGTTCCAATGTGCCTATCCCGATGTCCCTGGCGGCCGTTGTGACCCCTTTGCCGGGGCCTCCGTTGCCTTCCACGGGCAGGGTGAAGTTCAACAGGTCGGCGGCGAGGGCTCCGGCCTGCCCCTTGACCACGCTGGAGCCCAGCTTGCCCATGGCGTGTGCAAACTCCTTCATGGCCCTCTTGAACCCCTCGGTGTCCACCTTGAGGTCCTTGATGGCTATGAGGACGGCGCTCATTGAACGGCGGTCTGCACCTTGGCCACTATCCAAGCCGACGGGGGGCGGTTGGCGATGGCCACGATGCGGTAGTCCTCGCCGGCGTAGGTGACCAGGTTGCCGTAGGCGAACAGACCCGGGTTGGCCACATGGGAGGCTCGGGTGATCTTTACCTCAAAGGTGGTTTGGTTGAGGAAGCCCCCGGTCTCAAGGTCTTGCAGAACCATGGGCTGCGTGACCATTGCCTTGAGGGCCACCCCTGGCGACGTGGGGCTGGATTTGACGGTGATGTCCTTCCCGACCTCGCCTAGGATGGACAGGGCATCTGCGGCCGCTTCTTCAAAGAGTCCCATGATGGTTAGCCCCTAGTCCAGCCATTCGGATATGTCAACAAAGGAGAGGGGCCCCCGTTTGCTCGGGAGCCCCTCTTGCATTGGCGCGTGGGGGGTCACTCGACCCCCCGAGAGCGTTAGGCCGTGGCGATGATCTTCTGAAGGGCGTCCGGGTTGCCCTTGGCGGCACCGACGAGCCAGGTGGCCGAGAGCTTGTGGAGACCTTCGGACCAGTCGTACCAGTAGCGGAGGGCGTACGAGAACTGGCTGTCGGGGTCGGTCACGATGGTCTGCTCGCCACCGCCCGTGGTGGGCGCGGCGGGGACGCGGGTCACGACGACGAGACCTTCGCGGCAGGAGACCACGCCGTTGAGGTTCGCGGTGAGGCCGGCGGCGTCGAAGCCGTTGTACTCGTAGAAGTCGATGCCGTGGAGCATCCCGAGGCGGTTGCCACGGATGATCTCGGTGGTGCCGATGCTGAACGCCTGGGCGACGGCGGGATCCTTGACGAGGGCGGCGTAGAGGTCGGGCGAGACGAGGGCGGCGCGGCCTTCCTGGGGAAGGTTCGCCTTGGTGAGATTCTTGGCGATGTCGGCGACGTCCTGGCGGTCAAAGCCGGCGATGGTGCCGTTGTAGGCGTCGTCGAAGTCGGCGTTGACAAGGCCGAGGGTGCTGTCGAACAGGGACTTGACCACGGCGTTGGCCATGGGAGCCATGAACAGGCGGCGGAGGCGCTCAAGGGACAGGGTGGCGACTTCGTAGTCGGTGAAGCCGATGGTGACGTGCTTCTGATCGGCGAGGGTCACGACAACGCCGGTGGAGTCGGCGTTGGACTCCACGAAGCCGGTGGCGCGGGAGTAGTTCGCGGCGGTGAACTTCCCGGCGTAGCGGGTGGCGACGCTGGTACCGCGCTCGGCGACGTACGAGCCGAAGTCCGTGACGGCGATCTTGGTGAGGGGCTGGAGCTGGGGGACGAGGGTCCGCAGGGACTCCTCGGCAACCAGGTTGAGGGTCAAGCCCCCGATGCTGTTAGTAGCCATGATAGGTTAGTTGGGGATGTTGGGGTTGAAAATTAGCGAAGGCCGGCGGCCGCGATGATGGCGGTGCGGTTCTTGGTGTAGAACTCGGAGGCGGCCTTGGGGTCCTTCTGACGAAGGGCGGCCCACTCGGCGGCGACTTCCTCGTTGGTCTTGGAGGCCTCGGCGACGGCCGGGGAGATCTCGACGGCATCGACGCCGACGGACGCGGCGATGGCGGCGGCCTTCTTGCCGGCGGACTCGACCTTGGCCTTGGCGTCAACGGACGCGGCGATGGCCAGTTCCATGGCTTCCTTCATCTTGGCGTTGTCGGCCTCAAGGGAGGCGACCTTGGCCTCAAGGGCGACCTTGTCGGCCTTGACGGACTCGACCAGGCCGTTGACGGTGGCGAGCTCGGCGTCCTTGGACGTGATAAGGGCTTGCGCGTCGGCGAGAGCCTTGGCGTGGGTTTCGGCCTCGGCGGACTTGCCCGTGAAGGCCTCCTTGAGGGCGGTCAGCGTATCTTCGAGGTTCATCGTTGAGAAATAGCCGTCAGTCAAGAAAGAGCCTTGGAAACCGCGTCCTCGTAGGAGTAAAAGAGACCCGTTACGAGGTGCCTCTTGGCGGCTTCCTTGCCCGTGAAAGTCTGAGCCTCAAGGTCCTCGTCCTTGACGAAGGTGCGGACGGCCTTGACGTCGGAGCGGAAGTCCGAGCCGACGGAGTCAATGTCCTCTTGGAGGTGCTTGATCTGCTCCTCGGTTAGGTCGGTGCCAGGATAGCCCATCGCCTTGTATTTGCCGCTCTTTATCACGGTGACCTCGACGCCGGCTTCGGCCAGCGCCTTCTTGACGTTGGTTACGGCCACGAAGCAGCCGACGTTGCCGATGCTTGCGGAGGGGGTGACGCTGAATCGGTTGGCCTGCGAGGCCACCCAGTAGGCGGCGGAGCAAGCCTGTCCGTCGCAGAAGGCGAGGGTGGGCTTCATCTTGCCGAGCGCCTTGAACATGGCGGCGGCCTCGGGGGTGCCGTTGACGGAGCCTCCGGGCGAGTCCACGTCGAGGACGGCCAGCTTCACGTCGGGGTCGGCGGCGGCCTGCCTCATCCACTCGGTGACATCGTCGAGGTCGCAGCCCCCCGTGGCCTTCTCAAGGGCGGTGAGCCCCTTGCCGATGACGCCCTTCATGGGGATGTAGGCCACGCCTTCGTGGACCTCGTACTTGGGCTGCTCGCCGAACACCATCGCAAGGATCTTGTCGAAGTCAGCCGCCTTGGGGTCGAACTTGTCGACGAAGTGGGAGACGCGCTCAACGTGGCCCTTGGCGACAAGGGGGTCGATGAGCATCGGGGTTCCGGCGGCGAGGGCTTGTGAGAGTGATTTCATGTTAGGAGGGTGAGCCCGGTGTGTCTCCGGGGTTGAGGTTCTCGTCGTCCAGGCGGTAGTCGTCCTCCATGTCCTCCTCGGCGTCCTCGTTCTCGTCGGGCGGCTTGACGGCGGTGGACGAGTTGGCGGTGACGTCCGAGATGGCCACGTTGTCCGGCTTGTACACCATCCACAGCGGCACGCCCTCGGCGGCGCACTCGTCCATGATTGCCTTGGCCTCGCGGACGCGGCGCTTGATGAGCGTGGAGAGGTGCTCGCCGTCCTCCTGGGCGTTGTCGCCGAGGGTCTTGATTCCCATGGCGATGTCGGCTCGGTTCTGCGCGGAGTCGCGGGAGGCGTCCACCGTGAGGCGCTTGGGGGTCGTCCAAAACACGCGGGTCCAGTTGTCGTTGGCGGGAAGCTCGCCGTTCTTGATGGCGGTGCCGATGACGTAGCCCCACAGGGGGGTGAGGAATCGGTTGATGAGGACGGTCTGCAACTGCTTGAACTGGCGGTCAGCCTTGGCGACGACGAGGCGCATCGAGGCGCCGCCTGCCTTGGAGGGGTCGTGGACGAACTCGTAAGGGAGCGTGCCTGCGAGCGAGTCGCGGACGAGGTGCTCCATGAACCCGGTGAACGTGGGGTTCGGGCGGTTGGACTCAAAGGACTCCAGCTTCTCGCCGGGGTTGAGGGCCAGGATCTTGCCGCCGATGAAGGTCGAGGCCTCGTTGGCGTCGGTGATGTTGTTGCCGCCGGCGGGGTATCCGTTGGGACGCATCCCGAAGGCCTCGAAATCGGCCTGCGAGTTGTCGAACTGTCCGGGCTCCCTGGAGATCGTCCTTACGACGTCCGAGTTCATCTTCACGGCGAACTTCTCCAGCGAGATGATTTCCAGCATATCGACCACGTTGTTGATCGAGTGCTGGAGGGGGGAGTATGCCCTGGCGCCCGAGGCGACCTCGGGGGTGTAGACGTGCATCACGGCTCCGGCGGGAACCTTGCGTCCCGAGCCGTCCGTCTTGATGACGTTGTAGGACTCGGGCTTGCCGTACTTGCCGAAGATGATGCCGTCCACCTCCTTGGGCTCGGGGGCGGACGACTGGTTGGAGCCGACCCTGTGGGACTCGATGAGCTGGACGCGGCAAAGGCCGGATGCGTCCTTGGTCTTGATGGGGAAGCACTCGCCGTCCCGCATGACGAGGCGGGCCACGATCTGCTGGAGCTCGTACAGGTTGAATCTGCCCGTGATGTCGCAGGGGACGCGAGCCCAGTTGTCAAAGTATTGCTCGTAGGCCTCGTCTAGCTTAGGATTGCCGGTGCGGACCTGTGCGGTGATGCCGTCGCCGACGGAGTAGAGGACGTAGTCGGAGAGGACTTGCCGGATGATTCCGGCGTTCAACTCCATCCAGCGCATCTTCCGCGTAGTTTCGAGACGGTCAAAGACCGTCATCGTCTTGCGGAAGTCAGTCGGCCACGAGGACCAAATCCATGAGCGCTTGTTGGAGAACTTCGCGGACTCGAAATTGGAGAAGATGCCA